GCCGAAACAGTATCTTCCCGTCCCAGAGCATGATGCCGGAAGCCATTAGCTGCTCTCCTCGTCGCAATCAAATACCGGAGCCCAGTACATGCAGTTCGTGATTTTGTCTCTCACTAACACTTCGTAGCCGTCGTCAATAGTCCCGATAGTGGGAATGTCCTCCGCACACACGTCGTTGAAACACTTAATGCACTCCTCGCTGGCAATCGAGCTAACCGATGACACGCTGGATGGAGCGCTACTGGATGGAGCGCTGGACGACACTGAACTGACGGAGGATACGCTGGATTCATCACACAATTCACCCGCCTGAATAAACCACCACTCGGTTCCGTGCTGGACCGGCGGCCACACGTAAATCTGCGTATCGATAGGCAAATACTTATCGCCATTATCGTCAGTTTGCGCAATCACCTGGTTTGACACGGCACCGATTTCGTCAGTTACCGTAATCGTGCCCGCATCCTGGCACTGGCAGGCATCTGTTATGCATTCGTCTGTCAGCTTCGCCTCCGCCTCGCCGCACGAATATAACGCCTCCACCAGGTAAGCCCGCCGCATCGGGGGCGCTTCCCACCGCCGGCCGGCAACATTCATATCCATCCAGTGAATAAATTTCCCGTCGCCGTCCTTGATCCGCTTCATCGGATAATAATCCGGCGCAGTTTCGTCGGCTGGGGTCAAGAGAACTTCATCGCCGTCTGCCCGCGGACTGGTTGCCACGGCACCTATCGCCGCCTCCAGCCGAACCACTAATAGCAGGTCGCCTGCAACGTAGGGCGGCGTTATCCGCTGCTGGCACTGTACGTCCCTAGCGTCCTCGTCGCTGCCACCACCAAACGCGCTGCCGGGATCGTAGTAGACCGCCTTCCGCTCTTGCGACGATTTATGTTCCGCCCGCTCATCATATTCCGGGAAGTGAATCCGGCTGAGCTTTTCCGCGTCTCCTTCCTCAATCGGCGAATAATCCTGCTCAACGTCCCGCAACAACCACGGCATCGCCACGTTTATTTTCTTGACGTAGGCATGAATCCACGGATCCCACAGTTCGCACACCAAATACTGATAGCAGATCGACTTGATGCGGGCCACCGCGCCCCACGGGGGCGACGGTTGACGCCCGATAACTTGCGGGCCGGAGACGCCGGGCGGCATCGGCGTGCCAAATAGACTCGGCACGGGTGTCTTGAAATGCGGCGCGGCGGCTCGTCGTGTACGCTGTGCCATTGTCTTAACTCATAACCCATTGCGTTGCCCCGGCATCCCCCATCGCCAGGATCATTTGTCCAAACTCCTGCATCGCCGGTGCCTCCCACTCTCGCTTGCCCATGAACTCGAACAGGCCCAACGCCATATTATTGCGTTCGTCAATCTGGACTTGGTGCAATTTCGACTGCTGCAACTGTTCCTCCGTCAGGCCCGACGCATACTTAAACCGGGCCTCCATGGTATTGCGAATTACCTGGTTCCGAACCTCGGCTAAGGCTACGCTATTAGCTCGCGTTTGCGATGCGTAATCCGACAACCCGGCGGCATATTGCGCGATGTACTTGTTCAAGGCGTCGATAATCCGCGTGCGTGCATCGACCGCGAACTTATCCGCAGCGTTACGCGCATCCAGCACATTGCGTTCCACGTCGAGATCGACGCGCCGGGCGTCTTGGAGTTCCCCAGCCAACTTGAATGTGTTGTCTGATTCCCATTGGTAGTCCCGTAAGGAGAATTGGCGAACATTCTCCAACATTCCGGCACACTTCACGGAGAGATCGGCCTGCCACTGCTTCAGTTGCAGCAGGGATTCGCGGACCCGGCGTAACTGCTCGGCCAACTTAAAGTAGGAATCGGCCTTCCACCGATGGGTATCCAGGTCTGCATTGCGAACGGATTGCAATTCGGCGGCCAACTTAAACAGGGAGTCCGCTTCCCACCGGTAGGTACTTAGTGCAGCGTTGCGGGCGTTCTGTAATTCACCCGAAAGGATATTCGAGTTATTTGCGCGCCACTCCTGCAATCCATGCCGCAAGCGGTAGACCCTATCCTTCCCATCGGCAACGGCCTTGCGTGCATCCTGCGCCCACGCAAAGGTCCGCTCCAAAATCACCCTCTCCTGTTCGAGTACCTCCATTCGGGCGCTGCGAATGTTGCCGTGCAAACCGGCGATGATCTGATTGGCCTGCATTGCCTGTTCGTATAGTCGGGCAGCCCAATCGGCCCGGTATTTCAATGCGTTATCCTCCACGCTATGCACGTACACTTCGCCGGCAAGGTACTTATCCCGCACGGAAGTCAGTTCGGCATACAAGCGGTGTTCATGCTCGATCTTCTCCCGGTTGAGCTTGTCCCGCAGTTCGGTCAATTGCTCGCCGCTTTCGCGAGTGTTGCGGGTAGTAATGTCCGTAATCAGCGACGAAGCGAAGAAGCCCCTATTGACCAACTGCTGCTTCTGCTTGGTCAGGTCGCTTGCCCACCGCTCGGTGATACGCGCCTGCTCGGTAGTGTCGAAGTCCACCAGCAGGTTGCGGGTGAGCCCGGCGTGAGTCTCGTAGTCCGCCAACATCAACGCCAGGATTCCTTCGTAGTCCGCAGTGTGGCCAGTCAATGCCGTATCCATATCCGTCAGCAATCCATCAGCCGTGCCACGCAGCGATTCCAATTCGGAGTCAATGTCATCCACCACGGCTAATGCCTGCGTGCGATAGCCGCTGTAAGCATCTTCCGCCTTGGGGGTAATCGCCTCCAGTTCGTCGCTAGCGGTTGCCGCTGCCGTTTCCATTTGCGTCAACTTTGCCTCAAACGCGCTGACATGCGAGGCCAAGTTTGATATGTCGGTCGCCTCCAGATCGTCGAGCGTATCCTTGTGTGTCGCTTTGTCGCTTACCAATAGCTCCAGTATTTCTTCAGCTTCAGCCTCCAATCCGTCGATTCCAGTTTGATCCCCGGCTTGGTCTGTTTCCATTTGATCCACAACGGTTTCGGCATTAGCGATCACCGCGCGAATATCGCTCTTGTCCTGGGCTTGATCCGCCTCCAGTTGCGAGGCTACGTTTAGTGCCGCATTTTCCAAGGTCGCCAGGGTAGCAACCCGGCTGTCATAGTCGGTGGAAAGCAGGGACAGAATAGCCCGCGATTCGGTTTCCAGCCCGGCCACTTCGGCCGCATGGGAATTGTAGTCTGTAACGAACTGTGTGGCGGTTGCAACCGCATCGGAAATGAAGGACGCTAAGCTACTGGCCTGGGTGGTCAAAATCGTGCCAAGCCGTGAAGCGTACTCATTGTAACCAGGTTCGAGTCCGGCTAATGCCGTCACGATGTTGTTCAGTTGGGCGGCCGAAGCGTTGAATCCGGCCACGGCATCGGCGGCAATCACATTACCGTGCCATTCCACTTGGTTTACAATTGAATCCAGCGTGTTGACATATAAAACTTCGTAAGTGTTGAAGTTTGCAGCCATACGGTTCAGGTGGCTCTGCGTCTTCGCCAAAGCATCCGACCAGCACAATACCACGTCGTCGTACTGCCGATCGTTGGCATTACGAGCTTCGTTAAACATCGTAGTGTAGGAACTCAGAATTGCAGCCAGGGCTTCTTGGGCCTTGAATGAATTGCGCACAAGGTCGAATTTTCTCAGTGGCGGCTTGTTATCATCGTCCTCTACGCCGTCAACCTTCCACCCCTGCGCCAGCAGCCACGGCACTTCGGTTTCTGGAATGTCACTAACGTCTTCCGATTCAAACCACGCCTCCACACTAGGATCTGAGGCTTGGGTCATACTCCAATTAGTCCATCCCCACGGAGGATACACGACTTCCATAGCTGACATTGTCATCGGTTAATTCTCCTATTCGTAGACAAAGACCAGTTCAACGCTTACGTCGGAAGCCTCGCCGCTGGAACCGTTCGCCGTACAGATGATCTCCAGGTCATCCCCGGTCTCAATCTTGTAGGCCCCGGTGGCAACGGCCACCTTGGAGTTCCATGCCCAGGTTCCCGACGTAGCGGAGATTTGCGGGCCTTTGTTTGTGTCTTCGCTGAACACATCGACGGAGTCCACCTGCACGCCAAACTTTGGCTGTGCCGTATCGTCGGCCGTGCGCTGGGTAACCGCCATCGCGACCAAGTGGGCCGGGCCGCCACGCCAATTGAAATATCGCCGCGAAATATCCGCCAGCAATTCCTCCGTCACTTCTGAGTCGCCCACGCCATCCGCATCCGCATCCGAGTCGGGGATATACCACGGCACCAGGTAGGAGCCTTCGATCTGCAACCGCACCGTTTCCGCCAGACTGGGCAAACCGTGGGCAAGTTCCGTAAGGTCCTCGCCGGTGTCCAGCGTTGCGCCTCGCACGTCGATGTACGAGTTCGTGGACACCTCTTCGACGATTCCGTAATAGGCCGTGCCGTCATAGGTGTAGCGCAGAGGCAGGCCAACCTCCATGTTCGTTGTGTCGGATATTAGGATTCGGCTGGTACTGCTTGGCGTAGCGGTGTAATCGTCAGTGCCCACTATGTTCCAACCGCTTGCCACACTGGTCAATGCCGCCGCTTCCAGGTCGTCAACCACGTAGTCCTTGAGGTCGGACATGGTAGTTTTCAAGTAGCCGGTCCCCGAACGGTAGCTCAACATCTGATCCCCGGCAACGGGATCGGTATCGGTAGTTTGATCCCACACCCGGCTCTGCACATAGTTGCTCAGGTCCGACGCCCCGATATACATTGCCGTGTCAACACGATCAACCAGAAACAGATCGGTATCCACGATCGGGTCGGCATCCGATTGGTCCCCAACGTAAGCAGCGATCTTGTCGTTGATATGGTCGGCTACGTCCCCAAGTGTTTTCTGCTTTGGCGTACCGTCTTGCAGTAGAAGGTAGTTCGCATCGGCCAGCGTGGCAGCGCCCAGTGCATCAATTGTCAGCACGGAGGTTTGCAGCACGCTGCCTTCACCGTCTTGGGTAAGTGCGTAATCGCTTAGGGTATCAACGTCGGTCGCAATCATCGCGTCGGATCGGGCCAGCATCACTGCATCCGTGCCAACTACCGGGTCTACCAGCGATGCCGATTCGGTCGCCGCCACCTTGTCACCGATGTACGCGGCCAGCACATCTATGTCCGCCTTTTGCTCTGTTCCAGAACGGAAGAGAATGAAATCGTCGCCGGCAGCTACCGGGTCAACCGCGCTGGCATCGTCCAGGGCCGAAACCGCATAAGCGGCCAAGACCGCGCCGGTAGCTGTCTTTTGCACGCCACTTCGCTCGACGATGAGTATGTCGGTCCCCAGTGTCGGGTTCACTGCGGCTGAATCCATGGCTGTGGATATTACGTCCGAAGAGATCGCGGACTCCACGTAAGTTGCGATTCGCGACGCAGTAACATATTTCGCGGTGCCTAAGTGAGTGGTGTAAATCTTGTCGGCATCACTGAGCGACGTTGTGGGGCTTAGCGTGCCGAGATACGTACTAAACTGATCGTGTACCCGTTCCGCCACATTGGCAAAGGTGTTTATTTTGGCGGTTGTACCCTGGACGATCAAATACTTATCGCTGTCAGCCAACGTGGCGGTACTAAGTCCGCTGATATTGAGTATTCCAGATCGGAAGTCCTCGTAGTCCATTGTTCGCAAGGCATTTGCCCGCCCCAACACTACGAGGTCCGATTCGGCAAAGCTGGTCAATGGTGTTCCCGACGCGGTTGCCAACTCTTGCGTTCCGACATACGAGGAAAGCACGTCGATGTCCATCAGCTTTTCCGTGTCGGAACGGAAGAGGACTATATCATCTCCCGTGGTGGCCGGGTCAACCGCATCCGCATCGCCCAGCGTCGTAACCGCATAGGCAGCAACCACCGCCCCCGTGGCCGTCTTTGCCGTGCCGCTCCGCTCGGCGGGCAGTACATCAGTTCCCAGCAGGGGATCAACAGCGTCGGAATCAAAGATGGTTTCCGTCACGTCGCTGGAGATCGCCGATTGCACGTAAGTTGCAATTCTGGAGGGAGTGACATATTTTGCCGTCCCCAGTTGCGTGGTGTATAGCTTGTCCGCACTACCGACCGAACTGGCAGCACCCAACGTGCCCAAATAGGTCGAAAACTGATCGTGTGCCCGATCGGCAATGTCTTCCCAGGTAGTCTTCTTGGCTGTTGAGCCCTGGACGATTAGATACTGATCGGCTTGCGTCAATGTCGCTTCGTCAAGACCGGAGATGTCCAGGGCATCGCCCTGCATACCGGTCAAGATGTAGGTGGCAACCGTGTCGATGTCCAGTTCGTAGACCGTACCAGAACGGTTGACCAGGAACTTGTCGGCAGCCGTGCCTGGGTCCGCCTCCGTGGCTACACCCCAACCTGAAGCCACGCAATAGGCCGCCAGATCGTCCAGGTCCATCAGCTTTTCCGTGCCGTCTCGTTCGGCCACCAGGTTGTCTCCGGTGGTCGGATCGGCCGCGTCGGACCCAAGCAACTCGTCTATCACGTACCCGGCAATAATCGACGAAGTGCAGTCCTTCACCGTAGTCTGCCGGCAGACGAAGATTTCCGTTCCCACCAGCGACGATACGCTGGGGTTTCCGTCGGCTCCAATTACATATCCCATTGCCTTATCTCCAATTTCCCGCTTCGCGGGACTCGATTGTAATGTTCTCGTAAGCCCACTGGGTGGTTGCCCTCAACCAAACACACATCCACATTCCGCGAACCCGCGGATAGCGAGTGTTCGCCCTGCCCGCCCCCCAAGTCGCCCCCGAAGACGTATATTTTTCCGCCCCGGCAATATCTTCGTCCTGGTAGGCTTCGATGGCGAGCTTCCCCCGGTCACATGCCTGCTCGGCTGTTTCGCCGGTAATGATTCGCCACGTCACGGTTCCGCTGCTGGCCGCGACCATGCCGTGTATTCGCGTCAGCAGGCCGAACGTGTCCGGGCCCGCCATTCTCATGGGGCCGATCAACACATGGCTTTCGATGTTTTCCCCGTCGTCGTCGTCGCCGCCCACGTAGCGAATCGTCCCGTCGGAACCGGCCAGCAACACCTTCCCCTCGTGCCAGGCAGTCGTCAGCGGTTGGTGGGTAGACTGAAAGCGTTCCGGCCAAAAGCCCTTCCGAACCAGATCGAAAAAGAAATGCGTGCCTATCCCCGACTCGGGCGTGAGGAAGATGTATATGCCGCGTTCCGCCGGAGAGTAGATGAGCGATACCGTGGTGGTAGACGTATCCACGTCGCGCAACTCTTCGGGCAACCGATCCTCGCTGAGTGATTGCAGTCCGTCCCCGCTGGAGGCCACCATCCATAGCCCGGTGCTGCCCAGGAATACCGCTGCATACCGCACGGGGGTATCGCCCACTTGCGCATCCAGGATGTGGCACCACGCGGACGGCCCCAGGCAGCCGATCCCGCGAGATATATTCCTCAGTCCGCCGTCGGCCGCCGGGTCGCCGGTCAATAGCCACAGCCCCCACTCGGTTGCCGCCAATAAGGATTGATCGTGAAAGGGAATCAGGGCGGTTGGGTGCGCCCCCATTTCGGCGGCTTCAGCAAGTTGAAACACTAGCGGACGGCCAGAGTCGCCCACGTCGGCCCCACAATCCCAATCGGTAAGATTGCCTTGTCGGGACATATAGATGGCGTTGTCTTCGCCTGCCACCACGAGGCGGGCTCGATAGGCGCAGCCGAGCGTGGCGTCCACCGGAACAGTGCCGTCTTCGGCGGTCAAGGTATCGACCGCTCCAGTAGTGAGGTCCATTTGCGTCACTGACCCCGTGGAAGCGATTGCATATACGCTTCGTCCGGCACCAAAAAGAGTACATTGGCTGAAACTCCCCGCAGGCACGCTTCCCGCGCCCACTAAGATGTCATCCTCGGCTTCGGTTTGAATAACGACTCCGGCTCCCGTCAGCAATTGTCCCGTGGGGGTGGAATAATCTCCTCCACTAAACACGCCGAGGGTTTCGTCGGAAATCGCTGCCAGCTTATTGACTGCCCCATCTTCCGTGACAATTGGTATCGAGACGAGCCCAGCGATTGTCTGCCCGCTCAGGTCGGTCATCCACTCGGTCAGCCCCGGCCGAGACCCGCCGCGAATGCGACGGGCCAGATGATCTTCCGGGCGAACATTGCACGCCCATGGCGAGGGGAAGGGCGGCTGAAAATCCACGGTGACACGGTGTTCGCGACGGCGTTCTACGCCACGGGTCGGGAACCGTAACTCACGTTTTTTGAATCGGGGTGGCATCCATGCCTCCGTACCAATCGGTTTTCCAAGGTCGTTGTTCTGCACGCGGCAACGCGGATTCCATTTTCAGTGCTGCCAAGGTAACGAACCGGTAATTTCGCACGCCCCCGTCAAAATCATTATACTCCTGAATCAGGTCTGACAAATGAACATTATGGTACGGAGAAAACACGTACCACGGCTCGTAGCCAAGGGTAATCGGATCACACTCCGCCGCCCCCTCGATTGCAAGAGCCAGTGCCTTATCCTCCCCCATAGACAACTGCTTGTCGTATCCACCCGCGTTCCAAAACGTATCCACGCGAATGCCCCACGACGATTGGCAGCACTTATCTTTTCGATCCTCTCGGCTAAAAGTTTCGTGTTTGTGCAATCTGTAGTCATCGTCTAGCATCAAAAACTCCGACGGCCGGCTCCAATCGGCGTTTTCCAACGCGGCGGCCGTCGCCTGCAAGGCCCACGGAAAATACAGATCGTCATCATCCCAGACAACCAAAGCGTCGGTATCATCCGAGGCCATTTCCGCGCACGCATTCCGCTTCGCCCCCAGTGTGGGAAAACGAGCCGAAGTAACGATTTCCCACCGATCCCCGGAAGCTCCCACGGCACAGGGCGAATCGTCGAGGATAACCATGTGCCGATTCTGGTAGCTTTGCTGCTGAAAACACTCGATCATGTGGCTCAGTAGAACCGGCCTACGGTAAGTGCAGCAACAAACAGTGACTTTTAATCCCATCGTGGATTCTCCTTGCCCATTGGATGCCGGATTCCAGATACGTCGGGATAATGTTCCACCCAATCGCGTTGCAGCGGCCAGGCATCCCACGGATCAATCTTGCGGAACGTCTGTGTTGGCAGATGTGACCGCCACAATTGAACCTTTGGTGCCAACATCGCCGCAGTGAACGAAAATGTGCTGTTGGGTGCCAGTATCACATTGCAGCGCGAAAGCAGATACCAGTCGGGGAAGAAGTCCATCTGCCACGGCTCTCGAACTTTCAGATCGTGCCGTAAGTACGAATAGCCATCCATTGGCTTGCCGGAGAGGGAAACACCGAGGTCCGCTGTGGTAACTGGATCATACTCGCGAAAGACATCCACGATCTTCGGGTCTTCGGCGGCGATAAACAGCTTGGGACGCACCAGCCCTTCCCAATGTGAATCCAACCACTTTTGATACCAGTTCAGCGGAGTAATCGGAAAGATCATCCGACCATAATCCCCAAGGCGATAATGCAGACCGACCCATGTATGTTCATCCGGTGCCATCGTCTCCGTGGCCGCTTGCACCTGTTGCAAAGCGCCCCCTGATGGTGCGAACAACAGCCGTACCGCGTCCCGCTCCTCTTCGCTATACCAGCCGGTGTGGTGTTGAGCGTATCCCCGGAACTCGTGATTGACTATCTCCGCGCCTTCAGGCGCAACCGGGTGGCTGTGCGGACCATCCGACAATACCTCACGGTATGCCGGCAGCCGCGCCGTTATTGGAGGATTCACCGCATCCAGCAAATGATTGCCAACCCAGGGAGGCAATTGCAACTCGCATCCATACCGGCGAGCATAGCAAGCCAGAAAGGCGTATTGGCAAAGCTGGTTTCCCCAGCGGCCGTGCCGCCCGAACTGCGAAAACGTGATAACTCCCATTATTTTCCTCGCTTTGTCATCCAGACCATGCCGCCACTCCTCCACATCTGAAATTCCAAACAGTGAGTGTCGCGGAACTGTGCCAACCAGCACAAACGAGCCGTGGCCGCCTCTTCGTTATGCCTCTTCTCCATCGCCCAGAAATGCAACTCCATCGCCACATACTCCGCGCGACGGAACGCGACTTCCGCCAGCCTATCGTTAAGCAGCACCCCCTCTGCGGCCTCCACGTCGATCTTCAAGGCATACTTTCGCTTCTCGTCCCGCAATAGTTCGCCCAAAGATATGGCCCTTACGTTTACCCGGTGAAGCGACTTGCAGGACTCCAGCGATTCGCGACTGTAACCCACTTGTTCTGAATGGTAGCAATGCTTCCCCGGGTCATCCGATACGCGGTGATAAATCGGGCCGTTGCCCAATGCCGCGTGCATAATGTTGACTCCCTCAATGCCCTGGCAGACCCCTTCCAATGTTGCAAAATTATCAGCATCGGCTTCAACTGCGATTATCTCCGCTTTCGGATGGCAATGCTTGGCCCACAAAGTAAAGATGCCGCGGTTCGCCCCGATGTCGTAGATAGCCTCGGGAGATGCTATCAACCGCATCCGGTAATTGTCCCGCGCGACAACCTCGCGATAGGTATAGGTTTGTTGGAATGGCTCCAAGCGTTTCAGTAAATCGGTCATGGTTTCGTCAATACAATTACATCGTCGGGGGTATCATTTCCCAGAAGCCTCATCGCTGGTTCTTCCGGCCAGTCCTCCAACATATCCTGCATGTCCATCCATGTCGGCCACTCTTCCGGCCGATGATTGTCGCCCGGCGGATTCATCAGCAAGCGGGCGTCATCAATTAGGATCACGTCCGATTCGCGCAATCCGCCGATCTCCTGCAATTCCCTCAAGAGCGGGCATTCCACTGCATACCGCGGCCCGGAACCGGACCAATGCCCATCCAACCACCACAGCGTTGGACCAGTCAGTTGCGGAAGGATCAAGGGAATTGCGTGAACCGATTGCGCCAACATAGTGGTCACGTTCTCGCAGTCCTTGAGCGTGTGCCTCGCGCGGACGTATGCGTGAGGGCTGACCTCGATAGTCCACAGCTTTTGAAACCACTCGGCACACTGCTTGGTTGTGCGGCCGTTGGCAGTGCCGGATTCAACGAAGCACGTCAATCCGTACTCTTGCCTGAGTTTATTTGCTTCATCAACAGGGAAGCTCATCCCATTTGCTCCATGTATTGGATAATCTGTCGGCACACGCCGTCGTGGGTAAAGTAATCTTCAAGCAATTCCCCGGCGCGAGCCAACATCGCTTGGCGTTGGCCCATGGAAATCGCCCGTAAACGATCCGGCAGTTCCGGCAATTCCGATTCGTGACACAATACGGCAATCCGCCGCCAATCCAACTGATCCAGATATGGCAGCCACGGCTCATCGTAGATGTATACTGGTATGGTCCCTAAGTGCATCATCTCGTAGAGCCGGTAGCTTGTCTTACCGTAACCTCGTGGTGCCAATCCAAACCAGCTTGAAGCGGCAATATCGCAGAACTGCTGATGGCGAACCCTTTCGCTTGACGACCAACTCATCATGTGCTGTTCTCGAATCACACAGTCCTTTTGCCCCTCGAACGCTTCCGCCATTTTCCGCCGTATGCGGGTTCCCACTCCGTTGAGATTGGAACTCGATCGTCTAACCGGGCGCGGTTCCTCGGGGCCGCCCGGAGAGAGATTGCCCACAAACGATGCCAGCACGGTCTTATCCATCGTTGGTCCTTCCTCTAACTCACACAGCAATGGAATGGCAAAGTCTCCGGTGCCCCCGGAGGAAAACACGAGCATCTTGCGGGGCACGTCCTCATAGATTCCGTCCGCTCCTCGCGATACGGTAAAGCACCGATCGCGGGGAAGCGTCTCAATGAATTGCTCCACGGCCGGCACACGACGGAATCCCTCTCGTGGGTTCTCACAGTAGCCGACCATGGCATTATTCCACCAGTACACCGGCACGTAAGGCATTGGCGGATCAACAGCATTGACCCGCAACCAATTGTGAAAATGTTCCTCGATATTCCAGCCCCGCCCCCGGTCCATGCCGGGTGACATCCGCTTCGCTTGCAATTCATTTGGAACGTCTATAATCATCTGGCTTCCGGTGGCAAAAGTGGCACTGGAATATCCCCGCAGTCCGCGCCAAACACTATCGTTTCCCTTGGCAATCGCTCGTAAGGCCCGTCATCTCCCCTGGCAACCGTGACATATCTTCCCGGCGGCAGACCGTCGAGAAAGTCCTGAACTTCAGGAACCGCTCGAATTTCCTTGTGATGCTCGCGAACCTGCTGCCGAACACCGTTCATCCACCAGGTAACGGGAAGAAACGTCCACGAAGACTTTGCTTGCTTGGTTTCCTTCCAATCAAGCATCGCCTCTTCACAATTTCTACCCCGCGTCCGGCTTAGGCTTTGCTGGCTGCGGTTCTGTAGGCTTTTTGGTACTGGGATCACTCGCATCATACCCCCATTCCTCTAGTTCCTCTCGCAACAAGTCCGTCAACAGCGCGGCCCCTTTGTCATCCACGAAGTCTCGCCACTTGCCAGACTCGGCTTCGTGGACGTGTCTTGGTGCTAAAAGGGTGTTTCTGTCCTGCACTTTGAGATTATTAGCGATGGCTCGATTCACCCGCACACTATGAGCCTCCAGTATTGTCTCGCGACGTTCGGGCGTCACCTGCGGGCCGCGCAAATCCTCTGCCACCTTGAATAAGCATTCCGGGTGAGCAATCGTGTTCTCATAACGCAACACGGGAGAATTGGGGTGGGCTTGCATCCAAGCTCGCAGGGTCCAAATAAACTCCTGATAACGGGCCACGTACTGGTAAATGTCTTCTTGCTCCATGCAGGTTACGTCCGGATAATGGGACCGCCAGTAGGACACGATGGCATCCCGCCAATCGCGCACCGTGCAAACCACGGGAATGGCCGGCGAGATGTCGAAGAAGCAATGCGTGCGAATCACCCCTTTTTCGTAGATGTCGCTCATCACTTGCCAAGTGAAGGTACTCGCCGATCTGGGCACCCCGAAAATAACCAAGTTCACCGTGTTGCGGTTGACCGGATAAGAAGTCTCAAGATGCTGGTTCGGGATAAATTTCCGCACGTTTACTCTCTTTCGTACAGTAGGTTATAAGAAAACTTCGTGTGTAACTTGAATCCGGGTATCAAGGCTTCCAGTTCGGTTTGAGTCAACTGCCCGTCGTAGAGGATTTGGTCGTGACATTCCATGTAAATCCATCGTACCTTGGGAAGCGTCTCTTGGCCGCCCTTTAGCACTTCCCCTTCGGCACCCTGCACATCCATCCAGATTAAATCTATCAGGGGACAGCCCCAATGTTCCGTACAGGAATCCAGTTTGCTAGTACATACCACAATTTCGTTGTCGAAGTGGCACCAGGGCGAATAGGACAAGTGCCCAGTCGGCTTGCACAGCGACCCGCTCTTGTCCCAGTCGTCCACGTCGGGACGGTTTGGCGGCTGCCCGCCCGACTGATAAAATGTCGCCGTGCCGTCATGGTTGGATATCGCATACTCAAAGAGACATGCGTTGGGCCTCTCCCCAATTCGCTCGCGCCACTTGGCTGCCGCCCGCGGGTCCGGTTCAAAGGCAAGTAGCCTGGCTCCACGTTCCACGAAACGAGCGCTGTCTTCACCGTCATTAGCGCCAATCTCCAAAACCACCGGATGTGGTTTACCCAATAACTCAAACGCTTGGTCTGGGCTAAGATCAGACATGGCAATACTCCGGTTCAGGGGTCACTTTTGAGCCCACTTCCAAGAGAAAGTCTTCCCATCGGCGGGTCATAACTTCGGCCGTATAGTTCTCGCTGGCCACATTAAATGCGTGCTGAACATCAACGGTATGGCTCGCACTGACGATTGCGGCGGCAAGCTCTTCGGGTTGCGGATTCTCCGACACCAGACATACCACCTTCCCCCAGCGATCATGCAAGTCCTTCATCGCCGGAAAAGGAGTAGTTACCACTGGAGTTCCGGCAAGCCAGGCTTCCAGGGGCACCAGGGGCATTCCCTCGGATTCACTGGGCAGGCAGACAACATCCGCTATCTGGAGCAATCCGCCGATGTCCGGCGTGGCCCCGCAAAATATCATCTTCCGGCCGCTCTGCTTCGCCATTTCCACGGAAATCGACAACTCAGGCCCTTCGCCGCAGATCACCGGAACCCAGTTGTCCGGCAGATGGGAGCAAGCGGAGATCAGCCGGTCGGGCCGCTTATTCCGTGTCATGCGGCCCATCTGCAAGACAATCTTGCTATCCGGCCGCAAATCCCATCGTTCCCGGTAGAATTCCGGGGTATGCAGGGGCACCAGGCGATCCGGGTCCGCACCGTTTTCGATCACTCGAACCCGGTCCCGGTACTCTGGAGGGTATCCGCGCGCGGCGGATGCACTCACTGCGGCGTAGTGAGTGACTTGTTCGCACATCCTGTCCAAGTACGGGGGCACCTCCTTTAGCTCCGGCGAATTGTGGGCAACCTCGATCACGGGGCCTGCAAACTCCCCGATAACCTGCCGAACGGCATCGTTTCCCCACGTAATCACCGCATCGAACTGGACCTCTTCCGTAGGCACCAAAAGCGGGATTCCCAGCCGCCGCGCTTCGCTCACCATGATCCGGTGGTAGCTGCGGGTGCAGGCATAAATGCCAGCCACATCTACCCGTTGAAAATGCTTGCAAAGCGTGAGGATCCACCATTCGGCACCACCGAGACCCAATCCCGGAGTCAAAAACAACACTCGCATAATACACACCCTCTGCGGGCAAGGACCAAAATTGGTCAGGACAATGCGACGGAACCCTCGTTGAGCATGATCTGCCAACGGTACGAACTGCTGCCGATTGGAATTGACTCCAATTGCACCAATTCTCGCACCGCATCGAAGGTCATTGCGGTGTCGCCATTCTGGTTTACCGCACTGGCCGCCGTAACAACCCGTGAACCACCACCCCCGACCGAAACCGCAACCAGACTAAGTTTCTGGCCGGGTCTGGTCGGAGTCGCCAGGGTGTTGGTTTCCGACGCCGAAGCAACGATAGTAAACGGAACCATTAAGTTCCAGCGGTCCACTACGATAGCGTTTCCCGTTCCGGGATCGGCCTTCTCGTAGGAGGACATCATCAAGTCATGGGGAAGGCGATGACCACTCATTTTTACTCTCCGAAAAAGAACAATTAGTTGTCAGAAGTTTACGGCGGATAGCCGTCGTATCGGGTAAGCCCCGTGTTGGTGAAAAGATGGTCCTCGGAGTCAAACGCGGGACCGTCGGAATAATCATGGTTGATGCCAAGCGTATCGGGACACGCCACCTGTCGGTCGTGCGACACGGCCGCCGCCAAGCATTCCGTGAATCGGGCTGAATGTAAATCGCCGGTGTCGTGAAGCTTCTGTTCAGCCGCCGCTAGGCAGGCTTCCAGGTACAGTTCGCCGTACGCATCGCCGCCGGGCGGAGTAGTGTTTGATTCGTCGAGCCCCGGTATCGCAATCCGGTAGCGGTAATTGAAAGTGTAGGCGGCGTCCGGCGTTGGGCAGAGGAGCATCTCGTATTTCGTCGCCGCAGTCATGTCGATCGCCTTGGGCCGAATGGCGAACTTTCGCGGATAGCCGGAACTGTAGGTGTAGGTCAACTCCTTGAGTACCTGCTGCACGGCTATCCGCACTACAACGCTTCGCAGTAGGGATTGGCCCGTGGCGTAAGTTAATCGCCCCTCGATGTCCATGAAATCGTCTGGCATATCGTACACGGTGCGGCCAAGGCTGAAGGTAGTCGCGGCATTAGCATCGACCGTGGTGTCGTCTAAAATGATCTCCGTGTCACCGCTGCGCGTCGCCACCGAATAGGTGCCGGACTCGATTGTCAGATGCCCCTGAATGGCCCAGGACGGCCAAGTGCCGCCAGTGAGCGTGACCACGCCATCGACGACCTCGACCGTCCCTGTGGTGTAGGGAGCTACCGTAGAAAAGGAATCATTGGGGCGCAAAAACGACCATTCATGGGCGTATTTTTCGCGGGGCAGGGGTGGTGGATTCAGCACCTTTCGGATGCCGCTTTTAAGCACATCCTCCACGTCGATATACTCTTCTGAACTGGACTCCCATTCGCTCGGGTCGCGGCCGTAACCGAGGAAGCGGCCGATTTCCCGGCGCAGCGACCCGTAGGTCACGGTCAGATCGGCACTGGTGGACGAACTGGCAGCCGCAAACTGATATTCGCGACGGTAGGTGTTGCCGCCGTATACGAATTCCGCCCAGCCCGTATAGGCAACGCCCTCCACGGAATCGAAGGTATACGAGTAGATGCCCGCCGATTCCTGAGTCATGTCCGTACCATCGGCGACCACTACCGCATCGGTGTCGTCACGCTTGACGCCATACGTACCATCAGCATCAGAGAGCTTGGCCGTTGTCGGGTCGGTCAAGACTCCATTTACCTTAAATCGGGCTCGGATCGTCCTTGATCCCATTGTCGATTCCTATTCGATTGTGATTTCGTCTGCTTCGATTTCCACGTTGACGGTCTCCGCCCCGCCGCCTGTAGGAGCCTCTTCCAGTGCGTTCTCGGTAAACCGATACGTGCCGTCATCGTCTTCCAGTGTGTCAGCCAGCTTGTCCGTCTGCGTCTTGATACCGTCGATAGCGGTCTTGGCGGTGTCCTGCTTCGCCTCCGTGGCGAGTCCGCTCGTATCCGCTTTGCTGGCCGTGCGACTATCGCTGTCGGTTGTGACCTCTTCGCCATCGAGGGTTGCCTTCACGTCGCTGCCGGTAAAGTTCAGCCCGTCGGTTTTGGCCTTGATCTCGCCTACATCAGCCTTGCTTGCCGTGCGGCTGTCCGAATCAGTCGTCACGGTATCATTCACCGGATCAAAGTCATGCAAGTTGCCGATAAGCGTTGACGCAGTGCCGGCCACGTCGGGAACCGCCGTGTTGTAATCGCCGGTACGCCGGGCGTAGTCGCCCTTGATGGTAGCCGCATCGGCAGCGGCGTTCGTGGCTTGCGTGGCAGCTACACCGATATTGACGTTGTCGGGAGCCGTGGTATTGAAGCCCGTCGCAGTGAGACAAGCCGTGAGCGTCGAGCCGGTCCCAAGTGCCGTCACTACAGCGGCAGCGTCATGTGTCGAGAAGCCCGTGGCGGTAAGGCAAGCAGTGAGCCAGTCGCCGGTCCCAAAGGCCGTGACCACGGCAGCGGCATCGTGAGTGCTGAAACCCACAGCCGTTATGCAGGCTGTAAGCGTGCTACCAGTTCCAAGTTCCGTTACCACGTTGGCCGCAGTATGGGTGCTAAACCCCGTCGCCGTTGCCCATGTGCTATCGCCGTGTGTTTCGAGGTTGCCCAGCGCGGTCGCTACAACGCCCGCAGCATCAGGAACTACCGTGCTCCAATCACCCTTGCCGTCCAGCGAGCTTGCAGCAAACGTAGCTGCCACTAGAGCATCCGCAGCAAAGGCATCCGCACTGAACGCCCCTGTTTTGATCGACGCGGCTGTGATGATGTCAGCGGGAAGCTCAACTGAATTCATGCCAGTTGAGAGTAAACTGAACCCAGTTTTGCCCCAATCACTCAGAGCCGAATCACACTCGGCGTTGATCTGGTCCACGGTGTAGCGGGCATCATCATTGATAGTACCGCCACCCGCAACGAATCCACCAACCACGTTATCCGTTATGTTCCAGAATCCGTGCATCCCGATTGTGCCAGCCGTACTAGTGGCAGCAATGGTTAGCCTGCCGCTCCCGTGCAAGTTAATCTTATCAGTTCCGTTCGCTCCGAAGTTCGCAATCTCCAAGCCACCAGCCCAATAAGCGAACATCGCCGTGGTGTTTGCAACAGCCGCTCCGAAGTCGAATATCGGAGCCGGAGCCGGACCCTTGGTATAACAATCAACCATCCGGTATGTTGCAGCACTGAGCAAAGTGATCGTCGAGCCGCCATCAAATCCACACAGCTCGAAAGTGCATTCAGCATAGGAGCCCGTGTCGATCTCACACCTACAGAAGTGATTGCCGGTGCCGCTGGATACTCCCGATACCCTTGCGTCCTCGAAGTGACAGCCAGAGATAGCCTGTGCGCCTAATGCAAGAGTCCACTCGTTGCCTTCCAACGTGCTATTCGTGAGTCCGGCAGTTAGCGTAATTGTCTCCCCGTTGATGATATGGAAGCGGCTCATACCATTCGCGGAACCGATGACAAGAGCGTCAGCCCATGGACACGGATTGCCTGCTGTCCCGTTGACAAGGAACTCTGTCCCAGAGGTGCCTGCGGCCTTGACCCAAATAGCGCCGTTTTGGTAGCCGGAGGACTCCGAAACCACGGAATAAGAGCAAAAGATTCTATCAGTGGCGAGCTTTGTTCCGTCAGTCGAGTAGAATCGTAAATGAACCAAGCCGAGATTTGCACCCGTTCCGACGTGAGCATTTGTCAAATCGAAAACTTTGGGAAACACAGTCGAACCACTGGCTCCGTCTATCGAATCCACTTGTTCCCAGCCAGACGTGCCAAAGTTGTAGGCGTGAACGGTATAAGTGTCGCCTTGAGCGTTGACGTATCCCTGCCACGTCACCGTAACAGGTACACCGCTACCACCGACATCGAAGATGTAATAACAGTCGGTCGTTCCGCCATTAGGTTCCAGGTCGTGCGTCGTGCCGTTCAGTTGATGCGTAGAGTCTTCGTCGTTGTTTTCGTTTGTGCCTGTGGTGATTACGAATCCACCATCGGCAGCCAACGCCGTGGTACTGATCGCCGCCGTACCGCTTGCGATTTTCTTCACACTCGACAAAATCGCGTCCATATCCAACCCGCCAGCATCGCTGACCGGCAGGCCACCAGCAGCGTCGGCAGCGGCATCGGGAATTGCACCACCTCGAACGGCAAGACCGCCCGTTGCTCCAGGGGCGGCGGCAGGCAAACTATCCACCGTACCAGTAGGCGTGCCCACGTCGAAGAAATGCTCGAAGCCGTCGGCCAGTTGTGTTCCAGTCTGCGTGAGTAGGTGACCGAGAATTTGCAGCAGGTCCACTTCGAGGTTATCAGTTCCGCCTACCAGCGAGTCGTAAATCTTAGCCGGCAGAACGTCCAGGTGAACCGGTGCGGCAACGTAGGTAGTCTTGCTTAGCTGGATTGTCGCAACGCCTACTGCTGAAATGTCGCTGGTCGTCAGCACCAACTCATACATCCCGACCTCTTTGTGAGTCAGGGTTGCCGATCCGTTCAGGGCTGCGGGCGTGCCGTTGTTCTTGCAGATTTTGAGGTCGCCAACCGCCGCACCCGTATATTCATCCCCGTCCGTATCCAGGATTGGACCGAAAAGGATTGTCTTTGCTGTAGCTAATTTTGCGTACATATCAAGCCCCACAGGATACTAAAAAACGGCGGCGACGGTTGCCGGTTGCCACAGCTACATACTGATCCGCTCCAATGTCCCAGACCACAGCCGCCGTGTGCCTGTCGTAATTGTCAATATCGAACTCTACATCAGCCGGCACTTGCCCAAGGTCCACGCCAACCCCAATCGCATCGGCTCCGGCTTTCAGGTGGAGGTCTTCGCTGCCGCCAACAGTCGAAACAAATTGGTCGGCAACCGCCTTACCCGTGAGCGAATTGGCCCCCGGTGCGGTCAAGTCGGTCGATAGATTATTCGATGCGACATTCGGAGCCCCGGCAAAATCAGTACCGTTACCGACGCTTATATTATTGCGAACGGTTGTCGCGGTTTCGTCCTCGTCTGAAATGCCCTCGCCAGCAACATTGTAGACGGTCGTGTTCAGGACGTAGGAATCCTCGGCGTAGCCACCCAGCAGCACGCCATGACTGCTTGCACGCGGGATGTTCAGCACGATGCAGTCGAGAATTATTGCATCATCGCGATAACCGCATATGCCGATGTGGCCTGTGCCTGTGCCCTCCAAACCCACGCCATCGACTATACAGCGGACAACTCTATCCGTACCGTTCCGGGCTAGGTGTATTCCTTTTCGCGTGGCCAGCGTGCCCGCTGCGGTGGGCTTTATTACGATGCCCCGCACCTCGAACGGCTTCGCGCATGCCGACACCTCAAACACGCCGGCCGTATTGCTGCCAGCGGTGAATGTAACACCCGTGCCCGCCGTGCCGTCGTGTTCCTCGCCGTCGGCTGCCTTTATCAAAATGGCATCGGGCGTCTCATCATCGTAGCGTACCACCTCCGCGAAATCGCTATCGTCATAGCAGTCGCCAACAGCATCGTTTCCCGCCCCGCCGGCCGCACCGCCCAGGGCCGCTTCGTGGAGCGTAGCGGTGGCATAGTCCCTGGTTGGGGCACCATCCGAACCAATCTTTTTTGTGATGGTTGCCATCAGTCGATTACCGCTGTCAGGGATTTTGCAACTACGATGTCAGCACGCCGGAAACTGCCCTTGCGTCTGCCGTCCACGCTCCTGCTTTTGTCGCGGATATCGTCTCGCGTCTTGGCTGAGATACCCGGCAACTCGC